GTCGCCGTCTCCATCTCCGTCACCGTCACCGTCACCGTCACCGTCGCCATCTCCCGTGCCGTCTCCATCGCCATCTCCATCCCCACCGCCATCAGCACCAGTGCCATCACCACCACCATCATCACCATCAGCATCATCATCATCATCGCCGTCTCCGTCTCCGTCTCCGTCTCCGCCATCTACCTCAGGTTCTGGTTCTACCTCAGGCTCTGGCTCTACCTCAGGTTCTGGTTCTACCTCAGGCTCTGGTTCTACCTCAGGTTCTGGTTCTACCTCAGGTTCTGGTTCTACCTCAGGCTCTGGTTCTATCTCAGGCTCTGGTTCTACCTCAGGCTCTGGTTCTATCTCAGGCTCTGGTTCAAGCTCAGGCTCAGGCTCAGGTTCGGGTTCAGGTTCTGGCTCAGGCGCGGGCGTTTCTTCTCCGCCCTCTTCAGATTGATCTACTTCTTCTTGTTCTCGTTGAATTTCATCGTAAATAGCTCGATAGTCAGGAATCTGCACCTGAGCGTCATCACCGGTAGTAGGTAAATAATCTCTAAGATCTGGTTCTTGCCAAACAATATCATTTGCCGAGCGTAGAAGATCTATAACTGTTCGCGAGTCTAACCCTGCCGCTTCTGCTTGTTGTATAAGTCCAATGATACCGTCAATACCACCTTCAGCCGCGTCTGCCGCAAGGTTTATAATTACGCTAGAGCCTTCACCACCTAAATAAAATCCTAATGACTCTGCAATATCTACAGCGGCGGTAAATACTGGACCTAGTACAGTGCCAGCCGCATTTATTAATCCTTCTATTCCTGCTCCAGCCGCACCAGTTACAGCACCCGTAATATTGTTAATGATGTCCATAAAGGACGTTGTGGGATCTGCGGTAAATGAATGGGTATCTAACCACTCTCCCAACCCTGCAAGAAAGTCGTTAACTCCCGCCGCTTCAGCTAAGTCTCCTAAAGATCCTATAGCGCCTTCGAAGAGATTGCTTATATTACTCATGACGATACTTTTTACGAACTCATCAGAGTCAAAATCGCCCGTGATTGCACCCGTCATAACAGCGTTTCCGGTCGCTGTACCTATTGCGGTTGCCGCCCATGCAGGCATACCAGACGACATTAAAACTGGTCCTAAAAGTTGTCCTCCAGCGGCACCCATACCTATCGAAAGAGCACCCATTACGATGCCTTTAAAAGCTCTTTGGAAGTTAGAATCTTCGCGTAACTTCCATTCGTACTTACCAAAATCGCCTAGGTTTATTCGGGCATTGTCATCGGTTTTTAGTTCCCAATCGGCAAGGTCAAGACCAAGGACGCCCAAAACACCGGTATAGGCACCGTTAAAACGGCCTAAGTCTCTTAACTGAATACTTCGTTTGTCGTTAGGGTTTGCTCGAAAAATAGAGTCGCCCCAATCAGAGGCGTTTTGAACCATATGGCGCTCAACCATATCATCAAAAGCATTGAGTGGGTTTGCAGAGCTAGGCCGTCGTCCGTAAAACGTCCTCTGCTCAAAACCTGCGTCAAGAAGCTGGTCGTATGCTTGGTTAGCAACGTCTATGTAGTCAACAAACGTCGGGCTTTCTTCTACAAGATATCGATTTAAACCAGCAAAGTTCCTATCGTATGCACGTCTTTGTCGCAGGCGTCCTTGACGTTGTGCAATCGTTACACGATCGTCTGGATCTAACCCATAAACAGCACGGACTTCATCTACTAGGTTCATACCCGCGAACTCATGTCCTTCAGGGTAGAACTGGTCGGAAGACCTCCATTCTCGTATAGTGCCGTCCCAATTTTCAGGTGTACCAGTAATAATGCCGGTATCGCCTTGCAGTAAAACGTCCCAGATATCTATATCGTCTTCGTCGTCATCTGTCGGTGGTTCTGGTTCTGGCGCTGGCTCTGGCGCTGGCTCTGATTCGCGCGGTGCCTGTTTCATAGGCTCGCACTGTTTTGTTACCTCAGAATAAAAGTAACCTTCTGGGCACCCTTTCGGGCCACCTGTCGGTGGTTCTGGTTCTGGCGCAGGTGCTGGCTCGGGGGCTGGCCCTCCGGGAAAATCAGGTGATTCGCCGGGTTCGCGTTTTGTGTCGTCATCATCTCTACGTGACTCTTCTTCTGCACGACGTCTAACTTCTTCCTCTGCCGCACGTTGTCTTTCAGCCTCTTCAGCTTCTTCACGACGCCTAGCTTCTTCCTCTGCTACACGTCTAGCTTCTTCGGCACGGCGTTGAGCTTCTTCTGCGGCGGCACGCTCTGCTTCTTCTGCCGCTCTGCGTATTTCTTCTTCCTCAGCGCGGATACGCTCTTCTTCCTCTGCTCGGGCGCGTGCGGCTTCCTCTGCTCTGCGTCTTGCTTCTTCTTGAGCGCGTCTAGCTTCTTCTGCGCGTCTGGCGGCTTCTTCGGCTTGACGTTGGGCTTCTGCTTCTTGTCTACGCTCCGCTTCTTCTGCGGCACGTTGCGCTTCTAATTCGGCTTGGCGTCGGGCTTCTTCTGCTTGGCGTCTGGCGGCTTCTTCTGCCGCGCGTTGTCTAGCCTCTTCCTCAGCTCTACGTTGCTCTTCTGCTTGACGTCTGGCCTCTTCAGCGGCGCGTTGTCTGGCGGCTTCTTCTGCCGCACGTTGAGCCTCTTCAGCACGGCGAATAGCTTCTGCCGCTTCTGCTTGTCGTCTGGCTTCTTCCTGTGCTCTACGTTGAGCTTCTTCCTGTGCCCTACGTTGAGCTTCTTCCTGTGCCCTACGTTGGGCTTCTTCCTCGGCTCTAGCGCGAGCCTCCGCTTCGGCACGGATGCGCTCTTGTAGCTCTCTGTCCGCCCTGTCGTCTTGCGGTGGAGCAGGGGCTGGAGCACGGGTAGGAGCTGGAGCAGGAGCAGGAGCAGTAGGGAATGTTGAACCGCCGGGAAAATCAGGTGTTCTACGCGGGTCGAAAGTAGTCGGGCGCGTAGGTAATGTCGGTGCGGGAGCAGGAGCTGGAGCAGGAGCAGGTTGTTTTGTTACAGGAGCAGGCTTTGCACCTACAGGATTTGTTGTGATACCAAGACCGGGTGGGCGATTTGCACGCAGATACCCCAACGCCGCAGTAATGCTGGGGAACTCTCTTGTGCCTACGTAATATGCCATACGATACCCAGCCGTTATGTATTACTAACAAATGTTACCGCAACCGATGCGGATGTAACAGCGGGACGAGGTGAGGAAGCGGCGCTTGCGTTAAGTTTAACGTTTACATCATCCGTAGCCCAAAATATTTCCATGTAGTCGTTAGCGGAAAGCGCTAATGAACTGTTCCAATTGGCTATATCTTTGTTACCAGACCCTGCAATAACGTACTCGTGTGCGCTGTTAACCTGTGCTGTGCCGTTTATTGCCAACCAAATAGACACAGTTTTAGAAGAACTGTTTGTAGACTCAAGTTGCAGTGTTGTTTTTACGTGATACACCCCATCGTTATTAACAGTAAGGCGAGAGTTACTTGCAACAGTAACTGCACTACTAGCGCGTGTCGTATTAAACGTAACCGCATAGCCTGTATTAGGGCTTGCCGCTGTTTGGTCTACAGTGCTGTAAAAGACACCGTACGGAAAATGAAGGAACTTACCTCCACTATCAGTACTAACTAAGTTATCAAACGCGTTTATAAGACGCGTAAAAAACAACCGTAAAACATTACTGTTTTGGTCCATAAACGGACGATCGTAAGTCTCGGTTGCGAGAGGCAACGCAGGAGGAGCAGGGCGCTCTAGCTCGTTAGCCATTAACGCCTCCCGTCAGGGCGCATGTCCACTCGTGGTGAACCTAACTGCCATCGAACCCCAAGAGAATCTGATTCAACTTTGATAGACATCTGCCTACCACGCACGCGCGTGTTTACTTGTCCTGTAAACTTCTCAATAGGCACTGTAGCCGTACGTGTTACCGTACCAGAGTTAGATCCGCCTTCAGATGCTGGACTGTTGTACCCTGACCCAGAGTTAGCCAACGGCAACAAGCTCATAGTGGCATGGGGGTCGGTTGTAGTAGACCCATCAAATGTCATATCAGGCATCAAACGCCAAATGAACGCAAATCGATCGCCGTCATCTATGTCGAACTGTCCAGACGTGATGGACGCTGAAATCGGCACAGGAGTACCTGTCTCATTGTCGTCGGTGCCAAACTCTTGGTTGGTTAAATTGTACGTATAGGACGCCGCTAAAGGGTAGTCACGTAGCCCAGAATCAAGCCATGCGGTCCGTGCCATAGTGCCGTAGTACCACGTCTTTTCGAGGTAGTTGTAAACGACATAACGATCAATTGTCTGGCTGTTCTGCGAGCAGTAGAACCACCATATTTCGTGGAATGCCTCGTTAGTCCCTGCAAATACTTGGTCGTATTGTAGCTCGTTAAAGTCATTAAAGATAAAACGTCTCACGTCACAAGGAAGCGTTTGTGTTCGTCCATCGTAGGAGTAGAACTTGTCTTTACCCATCCAATAAGCAACGCCACCAGAGAACCCAACTGCATTTTGAGACGCGATAGAAATGTTATCTCCTACCAACTGCACGCCCCATACGATCGGAGCGCCTTGGTACTGTAACGAGTACACAGAAGAATCGGTCCAAACGAGCACCTCTTGGCGCGACTGTTTAGCGGTCACAATCTCTGTACCTTTAGACAAACGTAAATCACCCGCTTGATTTGTTGACGCAGGCGTCCAATTTGCAGGATCTTCTTGGTCTGACCATCGAATCAGCATAGGGTCAAACGTCGCGGACCCAAGAGTATTAGCCCCAAAACAAAATACAAATCGACTGACGTCTGACACAAGAATAAAGTTTTGTTTAGTCGGTACGTTCGATGCACCTGCTAACGTATTTAGATATACGGCACGAGTTTCTACGCCGTTGGTTGCATCCCAGTAGAATATGTCACCGCCTCGTGGCCCAAATATTAAGTCTTCACCGAAGTTTGATTGGCTCCAGAGCCGAATAGATTCAGTCGAGGTGCCGCCTGTGCCCCATACACCAGCGCCCCAAGTGCCTCCACTCCAACCAGTCAACGGAACCTCATAAGGCTCACCTGTACGTATCTGGTACGCACCGACAACCGAAGACCCGCCGTTACCTGTGTCAGACGCATTGGCCGTAGCTGTTGCTGTTATAGTGTAAGAGTTGGCGTCAGTAACTGTTACGATTTGATACTCAGCGTTAAGAACTACCGCTGTAATGTTACCGCCTAGTGATACCGCGCCACTAAACGTAACAAAATCTCCTTCACGTGCACCGTGTCCAGCGTCAGTAATAGTTAACGTAGCACTGCCGTTAGTCGCCGCGAATGTAACGTCGCCAGCGGCGGTAGTCTCTCGAATCGGCGTGATATCGTTATAGCCGCCACCTTGCTCTAAATAAAACTTAAGGTGCGTCCCTACGCCGATAAGGTTGATGCTTCCAAGCGTTACCCAATTCGATAAAGAACGGCACACTCCTTGGAAGACGGACACAGAGATACGTTCCCACCCACCGATTTTTTCGGGGAATCCTTGCCGAAACCGCACTTTATCGCATTCGTACCAACCAGCTTCGTTAGTGTAGCGGGTTACTTCGCGGTTAATTCCGGGTTTGAAAGCTAACTTTTTTAACGCCATATCGCACCTATAGAGTGTCGCCGAATACCGGGGGCAACGTGGTTACTTGTATAGATACGCTCTCTTTCAAGTTAAGAGGTTGACCACAATCTGAACAAGTGTCGGCTTCTAGCTCGGCTTCGTCAAGGTCATAGCCGCAATGAGCACAAACAACTTCTACTGTATGTGCGGGTTCGGTACCGTTATCGATGTCCCTCGCCTGAACAGTATTACGCATATCCTTCTCCGTACCGGCCTGTACGGATCATTTCGCAAACCTCATCTGCACGTGACCCAACTTGTTTAGCCCACCGAGAGTCGTAAAATTCATCCCCCGCTTTGGCATAGTCACCAACAGCCATCGCCGCCATTGCATTTTTAAAGCCCATGAGGCGCGTTAGCCCAAGGTTAAAACAAAGATTAACAATTGCATCCTGACGAACCGCATCGAGATCCATGAACCAAGACAGTGCGATCAACTCTTGCTTGCACCGTTTGATGTCATTTTCGAGAAGGTAATCTATCTCATCGTCAGATAGCCCTAATCCAGATTCGGCGATGTTTCTACCGACTCCAATAGTCTCGTAACCTGCGGAACACAAGTACACGTGGGATCGAACACCTTCGTGACGCTTTAACTGAGTGACAAGTTTACTCATAGGTCAGTCCTGCTTCTGAGAAGCACCAAAATAGAACGACACGACTGCGGAAACAAGGCCACCAAGATACCCAAGAATTAAGTTAATCAGCTCCATCGACGTGTTTCCCGGAGGCTCGATTGTGATTAGGGTAATAAAGCCGCAGAAAAACAGCACGATCGTCAAGCCAATAGACCTAGCAGTCCAGTCGGTAGAGAAATTTTTACGCGCGTTTTGAATATCTGCGGTTTCTAGCGCAAAGACGTCTACTTCCAGCTCTTTCATGCGGACTTCAAAGTCTAGCTCTGCTTTCTTAATTTCAGCTAACTGCTCTGGTGTTGCTTGCGCCAGCGCCTTTTCAATCTTCGCAGGAGCGGGATCACAGCCTAAAACGTCAGCGAGCATCGATGCCGCCGCGCCGCCTACAGGGCCACCCAGAGCGGCTCCTAGCGTAGGGGCAAGAGAGCCGACCAAGCCTTTTACCTTATCGAAGTTCATCCTAAATACTCCATACCTTTGAGTAAGCTAACCACAAGAACGGTGTTGCCCCAGATCATGCGTTCAAGGCGTTTAAATTGCCCGTTACCGTCGTCAAGTCTTTTTTCAATACGGTCCAGACGGTCGTCGATGGATTTGCGTAACACCTCACACTCGGCTTGGTGTATTTCAATTCTTTTTAGTGCCTCGTGTGCCGTATCCATTAGTTACCACCTAGCGGGTTTGTAGCGTCGATCGCTGTCCATAAATCATCCATATCACGCTCAAAGCGTTTAAAACGTTCGTCTAATGTTTGTAAGGCGTCTAGCTTACCAGTCACGCGTAGTTCTGTTTCAGACGACGTTTTTTCTACTGTACTGATACGGTCACGTAAGTCCAGTAGCTCTTGTTGTGCATCCATAATTTGCACGAGGTTTGCGCCAAGTTCTGCCAACTTACCTTGCAGATTCTCAACGTCCGCCGCAGTCATGGCTTGCTCCATGTTGGACAACTTGACGTCCATAGTCTGTAGCCGTGTGGTATTCGACTCTCGAAGATCATCGAACCGCGTTGTTAAAGCATCTGTTTGCGATGTAGCCTGTACAACAGCCTCTGATTGCTCACTGAGTTGGGAGAAAAACTGAGACGCCGCCCAGATTCCGCCCCCAATTGTTGAACCAAATGTGAGTACAATAGCGATCCAAACGCCCTTGATGGACGTCCCGCCGACATTAACTTCTAAATCTTCAAGAGCCACCGTTTAAGCACTCCTCTTGGTTTTCAGCGAACCAACACCCACCTTCAGGGGATGTCGTCCAAAATTCCTGTGTTTCAGCACGTGTTAACACGTCCTCTGGTGATACAAAGTAATTGTTTACCTGCAAGCCTTGGATAGTAGAACCGCCATCAAAAGACACCCAAACGGCTTGCGTATCTAAGTCAAAG